TTTAAAGCTCTTAGTTTCGTCTGCGCCCACTAAGGCTTTCCAATGAAAATGGATTTCTTCAGTTAGACTCATGATTGCACCCCCTTTAATTTAAAAACTTCTATGTACCACTCCCAATCTCTAAGACCTTGTTCCTTATCATCTGCGTCTGTGATCTCTTTCCACTTGTGAGTGACGATTTTGTGTTTGGTTGCATCAAAATAGGCTTCTCGTTTTTCTTTGTCATCTTCTAATGATTGCCAAAAATATTCCAACGCACCTTCTTCTTCATAACCTATTTCATATCCTGTATGTACTGGTTTACT